AAGGCGTTTGCGTTGGCTGATAATCGAACTGCTGAGCTTGGTGATTATGACGAGGAGGCGTTGGCTGCTTTGATTGGTGAGGTTGGTGCGCTTGATCCTGAGTTGTTGGAGGCGGCTGGTTGGGATTCTGAGTCGGTGTCGGAGTTGTTGGACAAGATGCAGACGGAGTTGCCGGTTGATGTTGATGAGGTTTCTGAAGAGGTGCCTGCAATTTCTAAGTTGGGTGATGTGTGGTTGTTGGGTGAGCATCGAGTCATGTGCGGCGACAGTCTTGTTGTTGCCAATCTTGATCTGCTCATGAATGGCAAGAAGGCTGGATGTGTTTTAACTGATCCGCCGTATGGAATTGATTTGAATACCGACTATTCACAGATGCCAGATAGGACAGTCAAAGGTGTAAAATATTCAAAAGTTATTGGTGACAATAAACCTTTTGACGCATCAATTCTTAGAAGTTATTTTGATTATGTTGTTGAACAGTTTTGGTGGGGTGCAAATTATTATCGGTCAACCTTAAGCAATAAAGATTTAGATGGTTCTTGGCTTGTATGGGATAAAAGAAATGAAGGAAGTGATTCAGTTCTTGGCAGTGGATTTGAATTGTGTTGGTCAGCAAATAAACATAAGCAAGATTTATTGCGTTATCTTTGGAATGGATTTACTGCAAAAGAAAAGAATGAGAAGCGAGTTCATCCAACTCAAAAGCCGATTGCACTATTAGCAGAAATTATTGATCGTTGGGCAACCAACAGTTGTATAGTCGTTGATCTGTTTGGTGGTTCTGGTTCGACTTTGATTGCGGCACATGAAACGAATCGTGTTGCTTATTTGATGGAACTTGATCCGCACTATGTGGATGTGATTTGTGCAAGATTTCAGAAACTGACTGGTATCTTGCCGGTGTTGGAATCGGATGGTTTAGCGCACGATTTCTCGGCTGATGCCTAAACCTGTCGGCCGTCCTCCGAAGCCTGTTGAGCAGAAGCGTCGGGCTGGTAATCCTGGTAAGCGTCCGTTGCCTGAGGTGACAATTGCGATCCCGACTTCGCCTGCTGTTCCTGTTCCGCACCGTCCGTTGGGTCCTGCTGGGCAACAGTTTTGGGAGCGGGTGTGGTCGGTTGGGTTTACTTGGATTAGTCCGCAGATGGATATCGAGTTGTTGCAGGTGGTGGCTGAGCAGATTGATGAGCGTGTGGCGTTGCGGATGCGTGTGTTGAAGCAGAATGATTGGCGTGATCGTGCCGCGCTTCGGTCGCTTGATGCTCAGGTGTTAGATTGTTTATCCCTGCTCGGTTTCACTCCCGTGGATCGTGCCAGGTTGGGTTTCGTGGAGGTGAAGATCAAGAATGAACTTGAAGAGTTTAGAAAACGCAAAGCTGATAACCGAGCCAACGTGGAGAACGTCGTCGATATACAACCAGACTGAGGGTGAGTCGTTAGCGGATTTCGCTGAAACTTTTCTGCATGTAAGCAAAGGCAAACTTGCTGGTCAACCTTTAGTGTTGACTGGTTGGCAGCGTAATCTTTTGAACGATTTGTACGAACGCCGTCCTGACGGCTTGCTTCGGTATCGTCGCAGCCTGATTGGTTTGGGTCGGAAGAACGGCAAGTCTTTGCTCGGTTCACTCATCGCGCTGTACGGTCTGATTGAAGGTGAGCCAGGTGCTGAGGTTTATTCGGCGGCAGGCGACCGGCAACAAGCCCGCGTCGTATTCAATGAAGCCAAATGGCAGGTCACACAATCATCTGCCCTGTCTGGTATCTGCAAGGTGTACCGCGACGTCATCGAGGTTCCGTCAACGGGTGCGATCTACCGTGTGCTATCAAGCGACGCAAAATTGCAGCAAGGCCTTAACCCGTCCACGGTCGTATTCGACGAGCTTCACGTTCAACCGAACGACGATTTGTGGGATGCGCTCACGTTGGGTTCCGGTGCGCGTAAAGACCCGATGATCGTCGCCATCTCAACCGCAGGCTTTGACCTAGACACGGTGTGCGGCCGTCTTTATAACTATGGCAAAGAAATTATCTCAGGCACAAAACAAGATGAGCGGTTCGGATTTTGGTGGTGGGAAGCACCAGCCGACTGCGACATTCACGATCGCGACGCATGGGTCGCCGCGAACCCTAACCTCGCAGAAGGTTTGCTTGATATCGGTGACATGGAAGTGTCCATGATGCAGACAGCCGAAGTTTCTTACCGAAGATTCAGGTTGAATCAGTGGGTTCGTACCGATGGTGAGTCGTGGTTGCCGAAGGGTGCGTGGGAGTTGTGTCGTAGTGAGGATGAACTTGATCCGAACATTCCTGTGTTCGTCGGCATTGACATGGCGTTGAAGCATGACTCGATTGCGGTTGTGGTTGCTCAACCTCAGGAGTCTGGTCGGATTGTTGTTCGGGCGAAGATTTGGCATCCTGATGGCGGTGTGATGGATGTGGCCGCAGTCGAGCAACATATTCGTGATCTTGGTCGCGAGTACACGGTGCAAGAGTTCGCCTATGACCCAGCATTCTTCCAACGCTCAGCAGAAGCGATGTCCGATGAAGGGTTCACGATGGTTGAGTTCAGCCAGTCGACTGCGCGTATGGTGCCTGCTTGCGGAACTTTGTATGAGATGATTGTGAATCAGAAGATTGCACATAACGGTGATCCTGTGTTCGCTGATCAGGTGTTGTCGGCGGCGCAACGCTCGACCGACATGGGTTGGCGGTTGTCGAAAGGTAAATCGAAACGCAAGATTGACGCTGCGATAGGCTTGGCGATGGCTGTGGATCGTGCAACGAGACGGGTCGAGAGTGTTCAGCAACCAGGGTTTTTCGTAGTGTGAGGAGTGATGAGATGATTGTTTTATTATTGGAACTAGTCGCAATTTTGTTAATTGCGGTCGGCGTATTTTACATTGCGTTACCGCTTGGGCTAATCTTTACAGGCGCATCTCTGCTTGCCTTCACCTTGGCTTGGGAGCGGTCAAAGAAAGCGGCTAGAAACTGATGTTGTTTAGATTGTTTCAACCAAGAGGCGAAGAACGGGCCGTCTCATATCAGTCGCTGTTCGCGGCAGGTGACGCATTCCAATTCACAACGAACGCCGGCACAGTTGTCACGCAAGAAGATTCACTCAAGATCGGAACCGTGTATGCGTGTGTTCGACTGATCGCGGACTCTATCTCAACTCTGCCAGTTGACACATACATTCGTGTCGATGGTGATCGTCGTCCTTACCGACCGCGACCAGAATGGGTTGACATGCCCGAAATCGGTGTGTCACGCACCGACCACTTCCAGCAGGTACTTGTCTCGATGCTGTTGAACGGCAACTCGTTTACTCGTATCATCCGAGACAATCAAGGCATCGCAGGTTTGTCGGTTTTGAATCCGTTGAAAGTTGAAGTGAAACGCGATGAATCACGTCGCATCATCTATGTTTACGACAATCAGTACATCATCGAGCATGATGACATGATCCATCTGTCCGAGTTGCGTTTGCCTGGTGATCTTCGTGGCCGTTCACGCATTGAACTAATCAAAGAGAACCTCGGATTATCGAAGGCATTGGAAGAGTTCGCTGCAAGATTCTTCGGTCAAGGTTCGCACACTTCTGGCATCATCGAGTTCCCAGGCAACCTGACCCGCGAACAAGCAAAGTCGCTTGTTGACGGATTCGAAGAAGGTCACAAAGGTTTGCGTCGCTCACACCGTCCAGGCATCCTGTTCGGTGGCGCGAAGTACACGACAACTTCGGTCGCACCAGACGACTCACAGTTCCTACAATCACGACAGTTCGCAGTCGAAGAGATCCTTCGTGCGTTCCGTGTACCGCCATCGATGGCTGGTGTGATTCAGTCAGGTGCGCAAGCTTACGCTTCGGTTGAAATGAACGGAATCCACTTCGTGATGCACACACTCCGACCATACGTCACCAAGATCGAAGACGGATACTCGAACAAACTTCTCACCAATGGTGCGTTCATGAAGTTCAACCTTGATGGTTTGATGCGCGGCGACTTCGGTTCACGAGTCGCAGGATATTCATCAGGACTACAGGCAGGCTGGTTATCAATCAACGATGTGCGACGATTCGAGGATTTGCGTCCGGCTGAAGGTGGCGACGCTTACCGTGTACCGCTCGCGAACGTCGATCTTGCCGCTGCTGGACTCACGGAACTTGACCGCAAAACAATGATGGCGCAACGTCTTATCAACGCAGGTTTCGAACCAGCATCCGTGTTGAAAGCACTTGACATCGAGCCGATCGTTCACACAGGTGTCGCACCAGTCTTGTTGCAACAGGTTGCTGAGCCGACACCGACCTATGATGTGAATCAGCGTGACGTGAATGTGACGATGCCTGAGGTGGTTGTGAATGTTCCACCAGCGAACGTGAACGTGGCCGCACCTGTAATCAATGTTCCTGAAACTGTGGTGCGTGTGAACGTGCCGGAGAACAAGCCGACTGTCCGCACAGTTGAACGTGATACCGAAGGTAGAATCTTGACTATCACCGAAAGGGTTGAAGAGTAATGGCTAC